CTGTTCCAGTTGCAGGTTCGCGATGGCCGCGCCGGTCACGACGGCGTTGCCGAATATCACGTCGTCGGGCGCCTCGACGATCACCACGCCGTCGGCCACCGCCTCGAAACTCAGGACGTGATCGAGCAGGTACTCGTACCCGCCCGCCTGGTGGACCTCGCCGCTCTCGAACGCCGTCAGGAAGATCAGGTCGCCGGCGGCGTTGAAGAACCCGGCCTCGCGCACCGTGAAGGTCGGCATCGAGGACGGGAATGTCGCGCTGACACGCCATTCCTTGCTGGCCAGCTGGTAGCGCGTATCGATCTCGACGCGCGCCCGTTCGTTGCGCAGCGCGATCTCGCCGCCGTCGGGCGTGTAGACCGAGCCGCCGCCGTTGCCCAGTGCGACCTGGGTGATCTCGACCGCGGTGCCGGAGCCGGCCGCCGTCGCGATCCGTTCGCGCCCGAGGTTGGTGATGATTTCATGTGCCATTCAGGCCGCCTCCTTGAAACTGTGGGTCATCCGGTGCACGCGCCGCACCAGCGTGCCCACGGACATGGTCACAATGCCGGCACTGGATTGCGCCGGTGCCGCCGGCATGGTGTGACGGATGTGCCGGGCGCGATGCCGGGTGCCCGCGGCCGGGGTCGCGTCCGTCGTGAGCTTATTGGGCAGGGCTGCGGGGGTCGCGATGCGCCGGTCGCGCGCGCGGTGGCGGGTGCCCGCGGCCGGGGTCGCGTCCGTCGTGAGCCCATTGGGCAGGGCTGCGGGGGTCGCGCTGCGCCGGTCGCGCGCGCGGTGGCGGGTGCCGCCGCTGTAGACCGCCGTAACATCCATGCGCAGGCCGACCTGCAAGGTGTAGTGGATGTGCAGTGGCTTGTTGCGCGTCACCAGCCGGTCGAGCTGCGCGACCAGGGCGGCATTCAGCGTCGCGCCGCTCTCGAAGATATCGCGGCCGAAGGCCTTGACGGTCACCGTGCCGGGCGTGCCCGCGACCTGCCACCACTCCTCGATCTCGGTGCGGAAGTCGAGCACCTCCAGCGCGCGGATGACCGACGCCTTCGTGCCGCGCAGCCTGTGGATATCCACGCTGGCGCGGATCGCGTCGCGCTGGCGCTGCTCGGACCATGTGGTGTCCCACGCGTCGACGCTCAGCGACCAGGCCAGCCAGGGCAGCAGGTCGGCCGGGCAATCGTCGATCGACCAGAGCCTGGATATGGGCACCGGCGCGGCGCCGATCCGCGCGATCGCCGCCTCAAGCGCGGCCTCGGCGGTGGTGCGGTTCGGGGGCAGGAGCGAGGTCATGCGGCAAGCTCCGTGGTGACGGTGATGGTGCCGGCGACGGCCACGCCCTCGGCGCCCGGGTCGACGTCGGCGGCGGGCGCGGTCAGCGCGATGTCGCGCACGCCCTCCACGTCCAGCGCCCCGATGATCTTGGCCCGGCGCACCGGTCGGCCGATGCGCTCGGCCGTGGCGAGGTAGTCGGCCAGCGCCGCTTGCGCCGCGGCCTGCACCACCGACGGCGCCGGGCCGTCCTCGATCGTGAGCGTGGCCGTGACGTCGAAACCCGTGGTCGTGGCGGCCGCCACCGTCAGGCGCGATCCCAGCGGGCGCAGGTCGTCGGACCCGATATGGTCGGCGATCGCCGTGTCGAGGTCGGTGACCGGCGTGCCGTCCGCCTCCGTCGCCCGGTAGACGACGCGCGCCTCGGTCGGCGCGGGCGATGTGGCCAGAACGTCGCGGATGCGCCCGTCGACATCGAGCGTGTGCTTGACATAGGCCCGCTCCGGCCCGGCCGTCGTCCAGCCCTCGGGCGCGAGATTGGCCCGCTGGCGCAGGCTGGCGTCGGTTTCCATCGTGGCCGGCACGGGCGGGGTGGCGTCAGGATCGCCCGGGTCGACCACCTGCCGCTCGACGCCCAGCAGCGCGGCGAGGTTGTCGAGGTCGGCGCCGGTGGCATGCGCCAGCAGCACGGCCCGCGCGCCGTCGTTGATCTCGGCGGTCTTGAGCTGCGCGTAATAGGCCGCCACCTCCAGCAGCTTGACCACCGGCTCGCTCTCGAGGTCGAGCACGTCGGCGAGCTCCGGCGCCTTGCTCAGCACAAGGTCCTTCATGGCCTGCAGCTCGGCCTCGTAATCGAGCGGCTGCACCACCTGCGGCGCCGGCAAACCCGAAAGGTCTATGCCGTTCGCGAGGCTCATGCGGCGATCCCCCTCACGACGACGTCGATCTCGTCGCTTGTGCCGTCCGCGCGCTCGACGAAGAGCCGCAGCGTCGCGTGTCCGTCCCCCGCCTCGTCCATCCGCACGCGGGTCAGGCGGATGCGCGGCTCCCAGGCCGCGATCGCCTCCGCCGTGGCCTGGAAGAGGTCCACCTGCGTCTCGCCATTGAGCGGGCTGTCCTTCAGGCGCGGCAGGTCCGAGCCGTAGCGCGGCCGCATCACGCGGGTGACCCGCGGCGTCGTCAGGATATCCGCGATCGACTGGCGCAGGTGGGCCGGCTCATCCAGGCGGCGCATGGTATGACGGTCGAGCCCGCTCATTTACCGGTTTCGTCCCCGGCCTTGGCCCTGGATTTGGCGGCGGGTTTCTCGGGCGGCGGCCCGCTTTCCACCGGCTCGACATTCTCGTACTTCGCCGCGCGCGGTGTCAGCTCGACGATCTCGCCCTTCTTGCGCCGGCGGCCGTTGATCCAGCCGTCGGCCCGGGCGCGGTAGTCTCTTGCCTTGGTCTTGCTCATGGGTCTTCCTCCTTACACATCGCCGGATGGGACATCCGTGTTCGCCCCGCCGGGTTTGATGCCCCCGTGCACGTGGCCGACAAACGAGATGCCGTTGATGATGACGTCGGTGGTGACGACGAGCGTGCCGTCGATCACCATCTCCCCCGCGCCGCCGTTCAGGTCGATCATCGGGACCTCCGCGTCCGACGACGGCGCGTTGCCCGCGTAGAGCGAGGCCACGATGACGGCCTGGCCGATATCTCCGCCGGGGCTGGCCACGAGCACCTGCTCGCCCTCCGCCGGCATCCACCAGAAGTTCAGCGGCCCGGCGCGCAGAGCGCCGACCTTGATCTCGGGGGTGGTGACATCGCCCAGCTTCACGCGCGCCCGGCCGGTCTGGCCGTTCACGGCGGTGACCGTGCCGATCTCGACGATGTTGGCCTCCTTGCGGTCGGCTTCGGCGTCGGCCTTGCTCATGGCGTGTCCCCGATCTGTTCGTAGTCGTCCTCGTGGCCTGCCCCGATCTCCGGCGCGACGCCGAGATAAAGCGTCAGGTCGGCCGGCTCGGTTTCGGGCAGGGGCTCCAGCACCAGCGGCTGCACCCAGGTGACCGCCCAGAGGCTTGCCCGCGATTTCTCCATCCCGGCATTGACGATGGGCTGGGCGCGCACGTTCTGCGCCTCGCCGCACTCAGTGATGTCCCAGTGCCGGTCCGGGACATGCGCCGCGATCAGCGCGGCCATGTTGGCGGCCGCCTGGTCCCGGGGCAGCTCGCCCATCCGTTCGGTGGTGACCACGAAAGCCGCCATGGACGCCTCGAACCCGTGACGCGGCCCGGACCATCCGGCCTTCTGCGCCAGATCCAGAAGCGAGACGCGCACCGCCGGTGCCTGCACCGCCTCGGCCTTGAGACGTTCGAGGTTGAAGCGCCCGGCGATCGCGTCGCACTGCCGCAGCCCCGGCAGAAGCACCTTGAGGTCCTGGGCGACGGCAAGCGGGAGGTCGGTCAGCAGCGCGCTCATTGCACCAGCTCCCGCAACTCGCCCTCGACCAGCTCGTCGATCGCGCGGCGGTCGTCGCCGGAGATGCCCAGGTAGGGCCGGGCGGGGATATCGCCCCAGGGGATGGGGGTGCCGCGCGACGTGGTGCCGAACGCGCCCTTCCCGGCGCCGGACTGGTGGACGGCGGCGTAGACGAGGTTCGATCCAACGATGGCCTCGGAGCCGCGCGAGACGTTGGCGATGCTGTCGAGCAGCCCGCCACCCCCCATCAGGAGCGATTGCCCGCCATGCCGGGTGGCGGCGTAATGCTCCGACCACGGCGCCCAGGGCGCGCCTTCGGGGCTGGTCTTCTCCGTGGCGATCCGCTCGCGGGTGCTGCTTTCCAGCAGCGCGCCCACGTTGTAGGCCAGCTCCGCGATCTGCCAGCCGCTGAGGGCGCGCAGTCCCGCCTCGGCATGGGCGGTGTCCAGCTCGAAATGATGCGCGACACCCGCCATCAGAGCCCCCGCGTCTTGTCGCGGCTCCAGACGCGGCCGGGGCCTCCGGAGACGATGGGCGAGGGGCTCTCGAATGCCGCCTCGTCGCTCTCGGGGTCGGGCGGGATGGCAAGGTGTTGCTCGCCCTTCGCGATCCGCTTGAGCGCCGCGATGGCATCATCGTAGCGCTGCCGACCCTCGTCGGTGACGTAAGTCGCCGCCACGCTGAGGCGGTAAAGCGCAATGTCCACGCAGTATTGCCTCAGGATCGCGTGCGTGCCGGCGAGCGGCAGCTCGTGGCGCACGCCCACATAGCTGTCGATCTCCGCCGAGGCGGCCTCCAGCGCGCGCGTCACGGTCGCGGCATCGGCCACGCCGTCGCCGTCGCGGTCGGCCACCGCCAGCGCGTCCGCGCCGTAGAGCGTCTCGATGTCGGCTTGCGTGGCGTAGGCCATGGGTCCTCCTGGTCAGGTCCCGGCGGCGACCACTGCCAAACCGCCGCCGGGGGTGCCGGGTTCAACCGGCTGTCCGGCCCTTATTCGGGCTCGGGTTTCGTGGCCGCCTTGACGCCCCACATCGCGGCCTCCTCGGCGGCGGTCATCGCCAGCGCCTTGAGGCGGTTGATCTCGCCCCATGCGCGCGGCGCGCGGCCAGGGTCGATCACCCCGATCGCGTCGATGAGCGCGGCGGCGCAGCGCTTGACCTCGTCAACATGCGCGTCCCCCGAGGAGTTGAAACCGATGCCGACGCGGTAGTCGCCCCTGGTCATCGCTCAGCTCGCCCCGTCCGGCGCCTCGAACCCGGCCACCAATAGCCGCGTCATCGCTTCATCCCGCGCGGCATCCGTGATCAGCGCGTCCTCGATCTCGGTCGCCGCCTTGCGCAGCGGCTTGAGTTTGGGCTGGCCGTCCTGGGTGAAGTCCCCGGCCGCGAGGTGGGGAATGACCCGCATCAGCGCGTCGATCACCTCCTTGGGTGTGGCGGCCCCGGCTCCCGTCGCGGCCTCGATTTCCTCGGCCGTGGCCTCGCGGATATGCAGGAGCGGCTCGTCCATCAGCCGCTTCCAGGTGGCGTCGTCGAGCTCGTCCGCAGCCACGACGGTGCCCGCCTCCGGCCAGAACCGGCCGGCGCGATGCAGGCCGGTCAGGCCCATGCGCTGGCGTTCGGCCGTGCGGACGGCGGCGATGAAACGATGCGTCATCTACCCCTCCCTTACTGCAGCCACGAGGTGACGATGACCTCGCAGGCCTGGTAGTGGGGGTTCGAGGCGCCGTTGGCGTCGACCATGGTCTCGAACAGGCGGCGCGCCGCGCTCTCGTTGTCGGGCGAGACCAGGCAGACATTGGGCTTGATCCCCAGCGCCCGGCCGCCGTCTGCCGTCCACTTGCGCATCGCCGTGCGGTAGGCCTCGAAATTGGCGGCCGTCAGATCGTTGCGGCTGCCATAGGCCATCTGCCAGAAGCCGAAGCCCGCGTTGCAGCGATAGCGGATGCCGTAGCGGAACTCGTCGGTGTCGAACACCGTGTCGGAGTTGCGCGGGTCGGTCTTGGCCTCGAACTCCGGGCGGGTGCGCTCCTGGAAGATGAAGGGCCTGAGCGGCTTGCGCGTGTCCAGCAGCAGCCAGAGCGGGTCGCCCGAGGCGGCATCGTCATCGTAGTTCGACACCGTGTCGGCCACGCCGGTGCCGTCTACGTTGGGATAGACGGGGTGATCGGTGTCGAGGAAGTTCTGCCCGTCGAAGCACAGGGTGCTGTCGGCCGCCGCGATCAGATCGGAGATCAGCCGGTCGGGGTGCTGCGCGGCCTCCATGCCCATGGTTGCCATGAGCGGACCGTAGACGCCGAAGCTGTCGTCCTCGATCGCGGTGCGCGGCACGCCGACGGTGCTCTCGTAGAGCTTGTTGACCAGCTCGTAGCCATGCGCCTTCATGTCCTTGACGGTGCGCGAGCCGACCCATTCGATCAGCGCCGGGAAGTCGCCCAGCCAGCCATAGGTGTTCGAGGTGCTGGACGAGGGCACGCGCGTGGCGACGGTCTGCCAGAAGGTTTCCTCGCGCGTGGCGTCGTAGGCCTGCTGGAACTCGCGCCGATAGCCCGTGTTGAGGGATGTCAGCAGCTGCGGGGTGACGATTGCCATGGATCAGGCCTCCTGCTCTTGTTTCGCCTTGGCGAAGTCCGCCTCGGACACGCCCAGGGCGCGGGCGACGGCGACGTCGTCGTCGCTCAGGCCGGACTTCGCGGTCTCCTCGCGCGCCTTCTTGTCCAGCGCCTCGGTGGACGCGACGACCTTGGGCATCTTCTCCAGCGTCTCGCGGAACTTCTCCGCGCCCTGGGCGCGGGCCATCTCGATGAAGCTGTCCTTCACCGCGGGCGCGATCTTGCCGGCCTCGACACCCTCCTCCACCAGCGCGGTGATTTCCTGCGTGGTGCGGGCGGTCTCGGCCGTCTCGAACTGCTCGATACGGGCCAGCGCGGCGTCGTGCTGCGCTTTCGGCACGTATTTCTCGAGATCGGGTTTGGCGCGGGCGGTCTCCACCGCGCCCTTCAGCTCGGTGATCTTGGTCACCGCGTCGGCGGTTGTTGCGTCGGGGGTCAACCCGAGCGCGTCCAGGACGTCCTTGTCCATGTCGGTCTCCTCTTCGCCCGCCCGCGCGAGCTCTGCCATTCTGAATGCGGGTTCGTTGGTCAGCCCGACCGAGAGTATCTCGGCCATCTCGCCGTCGACATGCATGAAAGCCGGCGACAGGAAGCGATAGGCGCGGGCGGATACCCACTCGCGGCCTTGTTCCGTCCAGTCCACCTTGCCCCAGATCGCGCCATCGCGGATTTCCATGTCGACCACCCAGCCGACGGCGGGGTTCGACAGCCCCTTTACGGCGCGCACCTGGCTGGCGTGCTCGATATCGACCTGGATGTCGCGCCCCAACCTGCGGAACGCCTCGACGATCCGCTCGGGATGGTTCAGGCGGAACCGCCGGCCATCGCGCGCCGCAATCTCCGGCCCGCTCGGGGTGAGCTGGACCCACTCCGGCGCGCGCCCCTCCTCGGAGGCGAGTTCGATGGCGGAGAGATGGGTGCTGTGCGGCTTCGGCATGAGCGCACAATCCCACCCCGCGCGCGCCGGATCACCCTTGCACGCATTCAGGGGCGGGATCGGTATCGGGAGAGGGTTTCGGCAAGGGGCGCACAGCGGCCCACAGAGCGCCGCCGGCCCCTTCAGGCTAGATGGGCCGTGGAACCCGCGCAAGGGTCTTCAAACGGTATTCAAATTGGCTGGACGGGGCAATTGCGCCGCGGGCCGGCGGGAAACGAAGCGGTCGCGGGGCAAAATCGTTGATTTTCGAGGACGGAACTGCCATTCTCCGACTGCACCCGAGCCAGACGGAGAGCCGGCCCAGTGTGCCGCGATGGGGGTCCGACCATCCGGGTGCTAATCTCTCACCACGGTTATGCCCGAACGACGCAGCTTGGCGCGCCACTTGCGCAGCTCGGTGCGGTGCGCGGTACTGATCCAGAGCTCCCCCTGGTCGGCGAGGTGTTTGACCGCCAGCATCCATGGCTTCTCCCCGGGCACCAGGAAAAGCAGCGTGTCGTGGTCGCCGCCTTCCTGGATCGCGGCCGGACCCTCGTCGATCGCGTCCACGAACCGTGCCAGCGTGTCGGTCCCGACCTCGGGATGCTTCCGGCGCAGCTTGGCGGCTATATCGTCGCGCATCCGCACCACCGGCATGCGTGCGCCAAGCGCGGCCTGAAGCTGCTCGCTCAGAACCGCGACGGGAACCGCGCCACGGGCCTGCCCCGAAAACATCCGCTCCACCCGCCAGGAGGTTGCCACGTCGCGCGCCACGGTTCGCGCCACCACCGGATCGGCCGCGACCAGCTTGTCGCGCAACAGCCGCTCGATCGCCGCCCGGCGCAGCCGGCCCGGATTGCGCTCCCAGCCGGGGTCGATCCCCACCGGCACCTGCTTGACCTCGCCGGTGCGCCGGTTGGTCCATTCGCGCGTGGGCACCGGCGGGCTCTCGCTGATGCCGCGGCGGCGCGCCTCGGCCTCGGTCAGCTGGCGCACCCAGCACTTGCAGCCCCAGCCGTTGGGCGGATACCACTGCGTCCAGAACGGGTCGTCCGCCGGCAACACAAGCCCCTCCTTGGCCTCGTGATGGGGGCGGTGGCGCTCGCTCGGTCCGAGGCGGTATTCCAGATATGGCAGGGCGTCCCGGGTACGCTGGATGCGCTCCCACTGTCCGGCGGCGCGGGCCGAGCGCAGGTTCGCGTCATAGATGGTCCGCAGCCGGCGCGGCGTGCCCAGGCGGGCCGGCCGGCGCTGCCCGTCGCGCGTGTCGAGCGCCTCGCCGTGACCCCACCAACCGAGCTTTTCCAGCCTGGGCTGCAGGTTGCGCCGGAACTCCCGGAACGGAAGGCCGTCATCGATCGCGCGTTGCACCTCCTCGCGGATCGAGGTCAGCACGTCGACGGTGCCGGCCTTGGCCACGGCGAAGGCGACGGCGTGTTCCTCGGGCTCGACGTCCGCCCAGGAGAAAGACGGCCGCAGCCCCTTGTTGGCC